ACTTGCTGCAATAATTTTTTTCCATTCATCCAAATACAATTCCATAGAGCCGCTATATTCATAGTTGCCATACCCTCTCGAAATTGGCTTGTCGCCAAATCCGTAGTTATTTTCTTTAGTTTGTTTTTCGTTGTATTCTAACTTAGAAATACCTACTACAACATTACCAAAAAGAATACATGAGATATTACTCCATGAGTAATTAATCCCGTTTTTCATTACACTTGTAGCCATTTAATTAAAGTTTTAAGGCAAAGCCTATGTTTACGTTTATGTTTCTTGCAACTCCTTTAGGAATAAGTACAACTCCAATTGTAAGTAAACCACTAGAAAGTATGTTTTGTGCTGGATTAATTGAAACAGAATAATCAGATATGTTATTATTCCTTTTCATGCTTTCAAGTTCAACATTACAAGCACTTGTAAATACTTCAATGCTTAAATCACTTATTGTACCGTTACTGTTAAGGTCAATATTTGAATTTAAGTATGGCGTTAATGCTACGTCTAAGAATCGAATAGATTTGTTAATTACTCTGTTATTCTCTATATAAGCGTAATCTGAACTTACTACACAAGCATTGTGAGAATCATTGAAATAACTACCTGCAATTGCTCTTTGTTTTAACAAGAAAACAAATCTAAAGTCGTTTAATTGATCTAGTAATACTTTTGTTTGGTCGCTGTATAATACTCCATTTGCAAAAGCTAAAGTTTCAAGTTCTACGGCATTTGAAAGATTGAATTTCCCTACCCATGCAATATCTTCTTGCACGTTTGCTAAAGAAATAGCACCTAGCATTGCACCACCACAGGTGATACTTTTTGCGTTACCTTTTGCAAGTGTTAACCCTAAATTACCTCCATCTTGGCCAATACAAACCGATACGCTTGAACCTGCAACTGCATTTAAGTTTGTCAATGCTGACAACGCAACTCCGTTTAAGTTGTTTGCTAAAATGATTTGTGCTGGCGTTTTAGCTGTTAGCAAAGTTGTTGCGATAGCTTGTAATTGTACTACTTTAGTAGTTGCAAATGTCACTAAAGGCTCGAAAAACAAAACTTGCTTACATTCTCCGTTTGCGTAGTTTTGAAGCGTTAGAATGTCGCTTCCATCAGCATTTAAAGAAACAAAACCACCACAATACAAAACTCCTGTTGGATTTACCCTAAAGAACTCTTCAATGTGATAGTAAATAGGTGCTAATACAGAAGCTACACCACCGCTAAAGTCAACTAAAGTTTGAGCAATAGTTCCAACAATAGTAATTGTGATTTTAGTTCCTGCGTTTAAGTAAGTTCCTAAACCTGGTTTTGCTGTGATAGTGATTGCGCCTGCAATGTTTGAAGCTGTGAAACCTGTCGTATATGATTTCTTTGTAATGTCGGCAACAATAGAACCTGCAACTGTTGATACTGTTTCGCCTGTTGTTAGTGTTCTTGTAAATTCGCCAATTGTTACAACTTCGCCTGTTGGTAGTGTCACCGTAGCTGTGTAAGTATCCCCTACTGCACCAATTGCGGTAATTGTACTTGAAGCTGTCGCTTTAGTTTCGTCAGCGTAGGTAATGTTAATCCCGTTATCAATCGCATCTTGTGTTGATAATGCTTTAAAAAGCTTTTGCGTACCTAATCCGCCAAACACAAAACCGCTTATAAAATCAGTCCCTTGTGCTGGCCTTCCTAGTCCGCCCTTTCCAAGTGTGAAGCCTACTTTATTTAATGCCATTTTATTTAAGTTTTTATGAGTAAAAAAAAAGGTGGCTTTTAACCACCCTTTTTATTTATTTAGTTTTTAAAATGTCAGCTTTTTTAATGAATTTAGTTTCAATGTGTTTTGGCTCTTCAAAATACCAATCCCCATTTTCAGCAACATATAACCCAGTTAATGTTGTGAACTCCATTAAAACTTCTTTCATATTAAGCTACGAAGTCAGCTGCTACTTTAGTAGTGTGCATAATAAATTCTTCCATTTTTGCAATTTGAACATCAAAAGCAAAAAGAGATTTCATAAAATACAAACTAGAATTGTTTTGTAGCTTTTGCAAATCAATTTGTAAATCTTCCACTGCATTAGTACCTACCCATAGGTTAGATTCTAAATCTGCAGTAGCTTTTGTAAGATAGAAAGTTGATTCAGGCAAACCTGCCAAAGTAACAATTTCAAAACCTCTGTAGTTAGGAATAGTTACACCGTTTACGTCACGGCCTTTGTTAGTCAATGCTAAAGAAGCAATTTCAAATTTTTGCCAATCCAAAGGAGATAACATAAATTTGATTTTCTCAAATCTTGCATCGTCTGACAATAAAGCTAAAGGCAATAAAGCAATTGCAGCATCTAGTTTACCAAGGATGTTAGCTGAAGTGATAGCACTTGGAGATCCAACTGGCAAATAAGTACCTGCTACTAATGCTTTTCTAATAAAACCATCAAAGTATTTAATTTGAGAGTTTGCGCCTGAACCTGTCAATCCAGTAGTGTATCCTAAAGAACCTACGTGCATACCTTTTTCAATTGCTTCAAATTGACGATTTAAAAACAATTGCATCATTACGTTTTCAGCTGTTACTGGCAATTCTCTTGCTAGTAAAGTTTTGCTTTGTTCTTCAGCGTAGAAATGATCTTGAAAGTCAATTGGATTGAACTCTACATAACCCATTGCTTTTGAAGGTGTGATAGTAACTTTGTTTACTACAAATGTACCTGCACTTGTTGGAGTTGCTCCGTAGGTTTGAAGTACGTTTGTAATGTCAACATTTGGGATGTTGTGTGTTTTTTTAATGCCATCTTTTACATAAACAACGCCTTTTTTTACGGTGTTCAATCCAAAAGTAGCCTTTGTAATCATAAAACCAGCTTCTACGGTACCTGCGTATGAAGTATCTGAAATAGTCATTGCCATATTATTTGTTTTTTAATTGGTTAAGCATATAAAATGCGTTTGTAGGTAATTCTTTTGATTTTTCCTCAACAACTTCAACAATATTAATTCCTACTTTATTTAAAGGAATAGATTTTAATAAAATTTCAGTCGCTTCAAAATCTTCAACTGCTTTGTTTTCCCAAATAGAGATACTTTCAGCTGTTAATTTGTTTGAGTATTTTTCAACTAATTGCTTAGCTGAAATCTCTTTTTGTTCTTTTGCTTTATTTTCAAATTCTACCAATTTAGTTTTCAAAGTTTCGTTTTCAGAAGCTAAAGAATTAGCTTTGTTTTCAAACTCCTCAATTTTTTTGGTAGAATTTTCTAAAGCAAAATCAATTGCTCTTAATATCGAATCCTCATTTGAGTTTTCCAATATGCCGAGTTTGTTGCATACTTTTGAATAGTCCATGTTTTGAACGGGTTTAATTAGTTGATTTACAAAATTGAAAGCTTCTCTGTAAGCATTCATTGACTTGCTTAAAGTTGGCTTTGCCTTTATCTTTACTGACTTGATGTCAGAACATAAATTCATTGTTTTAGCGGTGGTTGCATCCATCCAAGTTTCGCTATCCATCATTTCAGAAACTTCTTCTTCTTCCATTTCGCAACGGTTACAAATCATTTTAACAATAGAGTTTTTAAATAGGCTTAAAACCTCATCATTTCCATTTCCTCCGTATGGATTGTGGACCATCAATAAAGAATAATCCATCATTGTAGCTTTTTTCCCTGCTAAAAATAACCATGAAGCAGTTGATGCACAAAGTCCAACGTTTACCGTATTTACAGGCGTTTTACAGTTTACAATAGCTGAATAAATACTAAATCCTTCTATAATATTTCCGCCTGTTGAATTTATATGAATTTCAATAGATTCTTTACCCATCAAGTCTAACGCTGTAAGCTCGTTTTGGAATTGTGAACCGCTCACTCCGTCATAACCACCTATCTCTTTATTGATAAGCATTATTGGCGTGTTAGATTCTGGATTGATTGTATATATAAAATTCATGCAACAATATTGCAAATAAAAAAACGCTTATTTATTTTTATAGCACGCTTTAAAATAGTATTTTTGAAAATGATAAAAAATACTGAAAAATTATATAATGGTCAATGTAGGGTGTGTTTTTATATTAACCCGAAATATAAAAAAATGCTCAAAGAACAAAGTTTTAAACATGGTTCTTTGAGCAAAGTTTGTAGTGATATTATTAAACAACACTTTAAAGCTTATAAGTAGTATTTATAATTGTTTGTTACTTATTCTCTTTAATGACAGTAATAGGTATATTATTTATGTTGGCTTTAATTAAGTTTTTAAAGGATTAACCAAGATTTAAAGGGTATGTAATTTGTAGTCTATAAGTGAAAGTATTTGAATTGTTTACAACTCCTTGAGAATATGTTTTGGAACATTCAAGTTCAGTTCCATCAGCTCTCCATGAAGTTGAACAATTCCATGATGCACTTTCATTATTTTGCCCAATTGCAGGTACCCACATTGTAATAGATGATGATTTTTTTCTGAATTTAGAATTTAAAACTATATCAACTAAATCTCCAAATGATTTAAATGTTGTTGCATTTGTAATTGTAAAACCAAGATTAATACTAAGAGTGCAAACATCCCCCCTTTTTTGCACTTGGGCATCACAATAAGTCAATGTTGCCCCAGATGGTGTGTCAATACTGTCAATTATTGCGTTTGGAAAAGATATTCCAGACGCTACAACATCCAAATTTAAAAATTTCAAATTATCCCAATCACAAATTCCTGTGCCTGTTAATCCTTGGCTAAGTTTAATTTTCAAGTTTTGGTTTGTGTTTACGCTTGTTGCACCATCGCTGTAAATAGTTGGCTCTCCTGCTTGGAATGTCGTAGTATCTAAAGATAAAGTGAATACATTTGCGCCTGTTTTGGTTATGCTTTGCGCTGATATTTGGTATATTTCGCCATTATAAATAAACGCACCTGCTGTTACTGTTAAAGTATCATTTGATACTGTTACAGTTGACAAAGTACCAATACACCCCCATAATACAATAGGTACTGAATCATTTGAACTTCCCAAAGAAGCATAAATAGCGCTTTTAATATTTTCCATTTCCATTTCCTGGATATGGTCAATTGTTCTTTTTAAAATTGGCAATTGTGCCGAATCGGTAATACTTGAAGTTAATATTTTTTTCATGTTAGTAAGTTATTATATTATAATTCATCCCTGCCATGTTTATTTTATCGGCATAATATCTTATTATTTTTTCTGCATTTGTTCCTAATCCACTATAAATAGCCGTTGGTACATATATGGTAAAATTTATAGTATTATAAGCATTTGTTAGTGGTACGTTTAAGCTTGAATTGCTTATGCCTATAGTTGAACTGTCAGTAATACCAACATAAAACGGATTTGCAGTTATTGTATTTGTGATATAAATCCCCGTACCGCTATAAAAACGTAAATTCAAAGCATATTCAAATACTTTTTTATTGTTCCTAAAATTAAGCCTAGTATAAAGACCTACTCTATCATCTTGAATTTTATACCAATATTCACTTGTTAATGACTGCCCAGTATTGGCAATTAAGCATTCATATAATCCTTCGTCAAATCTTACGATAGTACCAACTGTGTAAGGTGTTGCAATATTCCAAAGTGATCTAGTTAATCCTTTAGAATAGTTTTCAAATAGATTATTTTTTAGCCAATCAATAGGTTTTAATAAGCTCTTTTGCCAATATAAATTAGCATTAAAAGCATAGTATTTAGGCGTTAATTGGTCAATAAGTGTACTTAAACTAAAATC